TGGTGGGGTACGAACCGACTCCGCAACAGCTTAGTCTTCACAATAGTAAAAAAAGATTTCGCATCAATTGCCAAGGACGGCGCTCAGGCAAGTCCTACTCAGCAGCCTATGAGATACTACCTTGGCTGCTAACGCCAAACACACGTGGCTGGATTGTGTCACCAAGCTATAACCTATCGCAAAAGATTGCGCGAATTATTAAAGAAGATATTATGGTCAAGCTCAAATTGCCTATCGAGAACAAGAAAGAGGTTAATGGTGATTTGTATTACATGAAACTTGCTGGACTTAACTCGGAGCTGTCTGTCAAGTCGGCGGATTCTCCGGAATCACTTATTGGAGAAGGTAGGTTGCCCCTCGGCTAAGCAGTTGGGGGGCAATCTACTACACTTATCGCATTGATTATCTTGTTGTTGACGAAGCAGCTGCACTTCCAAACAAACTTATATGGGAACAGTACTTGCGCCCAACCTTATCAGATCGCCAAGGCTGGTGCTTAATGGTTTCCACGCCTCGCGGTTATAATTGGTGGTATTCGCTTTTTACTAGAGGAGCTGACGCAAATTTTCCTGACTGGGAGAGCTGGCAACATCCTAGCAGTGAATCGCCATTCTTTAAGGATAACGCAGAGGATTTAAAAAAGGAACTGACCAATGAAACTTACCTGCAAGAATACGAAGCTCAATTTACCTCATTTTCAGGTAAGGTGTACCCATACAACGCCGCTGTACATACACGAAAAGACCTCAAGTACAATCCGCGTTTCCCAACCTATGTTAGTTGCGATTTCGGGTTCAGATTTCCGGGGATTGTCGTATTTCAGGTTGAAACAAACACAAAAGGGTTACCAACTATCTATCAAATAGATGAGATTGCGATGAAACAGAATGTCAAGACCGAAGACCTTGCAAGCATGGTCAAAGCACTACCATATCCGATTGCTGCTTATTTCGGCGATCCGGCTGGTGGCGGTAGGTCAAGTCAATCAGGTATTTCAGATATAGAGGTATTTAGGCGCAAGGGTATGCGCATTCGCTTTCGCAAGGACTCAATGACGCGTAATGTTGTTAATGGTGTATCGCATGTCCGCAGATGGTTTGAAGATGCCAATGGAGATGCGCACATTTTTGTATCTAGTAAGTGTAAAGGGTCCATACAAAGTTATGAGAATTACAGATATCCACAGAATAAGTCTGAGCAAAGCGTTAAAGAAGAGCCATTGAAAGATGGGGTGTATGACCACCAATGTGATGCTCTGAGATATGGTATTTGTAATCTTTTTCCTATAAAGAGTAGACAGGCAGGAGTAATTGACTGGTGATTATACCAAATTTATCTGAAGAGATTGTACGTAGTGCTTTACGTGAAGCGTTAAACAGCTACGACAATAATCGCAATGACGAGCGTGAGTACATGCTTGATTTTTATGAAGGTTATACCGAAGAGTATGTCCGTAAATTTTTTGGAAGCGAGTCGCTTCAGCAAGTTCCGATTTTTAATCAGAATCTAACGCGAAGAATATCATCGATCAGAAGCATGTCCTACAAGCGCCCCCCAAGAATGCTTACCGACTCAAGATATGAAAGCTTAATTGATTTATCAGGCTTAAACCAAGTCCGCCGTCAATTAGAACGCCTTACATTCTTACTTGGCACAATGGCATTTCGTTGTAGATGGTCCGAACTAAATCAACGCGTTGAATATGACCTATTGCCATTCTTTGAAACATTATTTTTAGAAAATGAGCATGAGCCAGTTGGTATTATGTATGCTATACAGCAACATGGCAATCAAAGAGACTCTGAGATGACCTATGCTGTATGGACTGCCGAAAGACCCGGGTTTCCAGGACAACATTACTTGCTAAAAAACAATGGCGATAAGATTTCAGTCAATGACCAAGATCTGAATCCATATGGTATTTTGCCAGTACTATTTTCACATAAACAACCACCGGTACGTGATTTTTATTGCGCAGGTGCAGATGATGTCGTAAAAGCAGACCTAAGTCTAAGTGTAGGTATGACAGAATTAGCGCTTGCAATAAGGTTTGGCGCACTTGGAATTAAGTTTATTTCTAATGTGGATGATGCTAGTAGAGTAGAGCTAGGCGTAGATAAAATTTTATATTTGCCTGAGAACAGTACACTAGGCGTAACAGGGCCAAGTGGTAGTCTTACCGACATTATTTCTTCGTTGCGTTTTATGACAGAAGCAACGCTGCAAAACAATAACATCCGAGTAAAGTTTGCTGATACACATGGCAATGCACCTAGTGCAGAGGCATTACGTATTCAAGACGCTGAGTTAATGGATGAACGTAGTGCATCAGTCGAAGACACATGGCGGCCGTGGGAGAAGAAACGTTTTGCGATCGATAAACGTATTATTGAAGTCAAAGCTAACGTACAGTTAAAAGATGATTATGCGGTAGACTTTATTGAGCCATTACAAACAATCCTAACACCAAGAGATGAAATTGAGTATTGGAACTGGCGCTTTGAAAACAATTTAGCAACGCCTGAAGATTGGTTCATTATTAACAATCCTGATTATAACCAAGCTCAATTACAACAATTTAAAGACAATCTTGCCTCTAAGCAGGAAGAAGACCAACCAGCAAATAGATTATTAAACAGACTACAAAATGGCAGTTCTTGATGATGCAATAAAAGCATATAACGATTCTATCGAGCAGGCAAGCAGCGAATTTCTTAGTGATGCAAAGCAACTCGAAGAAGAGGGATTAACAACAGAAGAAATACTATTATTTCTTGCTGCAATTGACATTAGCACTTATTTTGTGCAAGATCTTGCTGCATCTGCCGGCGTTGGTGCTTATATGATTGCAACAGAGAGATTACTGGATGATTTGCCTTTTTTTGGCGCGACATCTGAAACACAGCTCCTAGCATTACAAAATGTACAACGCTCAAGTATTATAAGATTAACTGGCACAGTTGGCGAGTCCATTCGCATGAGTATTTCTCAAGGTATTGCTAATAAGCTAAGCACAGATGATATTGCAGGCCTAATTAGACGCAACCTTGGGCGAGATGTTCCACGAATTGATACAATTATTACCAGTACACTAGGAACATATCAGCAAAGCGTTATTGCAACAATGTCGGAAGACTTACCAAATGATACTTTGTATGAGTATGCAGGACCTCGAGATGAAAAGAATAGACCAATATGCAGAACTTTTTTATCAGAAGAGCCACTGACTCGAAATAGAATTGAAGCAGAACAAAAAGGTGCATTTCTTGATCGGGGAGGCTGGAACTGCCGTCACTTATGGATTCCAATCAATGCTTCCTGAACTTAGAAAATTATTAGACTTCACAACAAAAGACCTTGATTTACAGGGTAAGAGAATTGTGCAAGAGCATAAAAAACAAATATTAAAAGGTATTGATGCTGATGGTAATCAGTTTGCTAGTTATACGCCAGGGTATGCCAAGCGTAAATCAGCAGGCAAAGCATCGCATAACCAAAAAAGCAAAAAGACAAACCCACCAAACCTAATGTTAACTGGCCAAATGTTAAGCAAGTTTAAATACATCAAGGGTGAAACTACTGGCGGTGAGTTAAAGATTGATTACGGTATTACTGACTCAGAACAAGCGGTAAAAATGAAAGATAATAAGTTTGGAAAGTTTGGTAATTCTAAGAAAAGAAGAAAAATAATTTCGCGACCTGGAAAGGCGCGTGTAGTCGCAAAGCCTAATAAGATAGGACCTGATGCTGAAAAAGCAGTTGGTAAAATGTTTGTTAGTACGTTTGCGAAAAACTTACAAAAAATGACAAAACGCCAAGTGGTCATCATTGAAGTATAGGAGACAGAATGTCTGAAGAAACGAAAGTAGCTCAGGAAGAGCAGGCCGTTCCGGCATCTACGGAACAAGATAACACCAGCACTAGCAGCGATGCTGGATCGTTAATTGCAGAAAGCAAAAAGTACAGAGCGCGTGCAAGAAAGAGTGAGGAAAAAGTTGCCTCATTGCAGTCTAAACTGGAAGCGATAGAAACAGAAAAGCTGAAAGAGAAAGAGCAATGGCAGGAATTGTTTGAGAAACGTGACGCTGAAGCCAAAGAAATGGAATCAGTAGTAACGCAAGCAAACGAACTAGATGCAACATTAAGAAATGATGCTCTAGCCTCGCTAAATGAACAAGATCGTGAATTTGCAGAAGAAATGTCAACGGCAAAGCTTCTGAAGTTCTCGAAAAGAATAACAAAGTCAGTCTTCACAGATGAGACAATTGCTGCAAAGCGCGCAGCCGATGGTAAGCATCCATTTAAGGATATGAATACCAAAGAGCGCGTTGGTAATTGGCAAAAAGTGATGGACTACTATAATAAAAATTAGGACATAATATTATGGCAGATGGAAACGTAACCAAAACAACCGCCGCCAATTTCATACCTGAAATGTGGCGTGACGCTATCCTAGATTATGCTGAGGCTAGATTTTCTTTAAGAAATCAAGTCATGGACTTCTCTAGTGAATTAGCAGGTGGTGGTGATATTTTAAATATCCCAAAAGTTGCTGAAGAAACAGCGGCTGCAAAAAGTGCTGGTAGTGCAGTAACATACACAAACAACACTGATGGTAAGATTAGTTTAACTGTTGACCAACATCATTACGAAGCAAAGCGTATTGAAGATGTAGTCAGAGTGCAAGAATCAGCAAATCTCTTTGGAGCTTATGCAAGCTCAATGGGGTATGCTCTTGCGAAGAAAGTTGAAAACTATCTTGCAGTAGACATCATTCAGTCAGCTACAGCTAATGATGTTACTCTTGGTGTTGATAATACAATGACAACTGCTTTAATCAGAAGTGGTTTACAGAAGTTACTTGATGCAAATCATGACTACGCAGATGGAGAGACTTATTTCTATCTATCTCCAGCGTCATATATGAGTGTTCTGTCTTTACAGGACTTTTATGATGCATCTCGTAGAGGTGATGGTCAGAATCCAAATGTCAGTGGTGCTAGTGGGCAAATCTATGGTATGCCAACATTCGTATCTACAGACTGGGATGATGATGGTGGTACTGGTGATGAAACTGCTTCTATCTTTAAGAAAGAGTCAGTTTATTTCGCTATGCAGATTGCACCTAGAGTACAGTCAGCGTACGACATTGACCACCTAGCGACTTCCGTGGTTGCCGACGTAATGTTTGGCGCTGCGATTTCGCATGCGGCGGATAGTGCTGCTTTGGGTGTTGTTAATTTTGCGAACCCATCGTAGATAGTACCAATAACAATAGTTGGGTGGGCCTTATGGTCCACCCGGCTGTAATCAGGAAACAACATGTTATATTATAAACGTAAGGATGGTTCTGTTTTTGGTAAGCTAGACAG